ACGCCGAATCCTGGGGGGGGGGGGGGAAGACCGAAAAGCCATACGCGAGGTTCACCGCCAAGGGAGCCAGCTGGTTCGTGGATCGTTTCATCTACGGCAACGCCCAGGGCAAGTTGAGGGGAATCGACTGATGTCCGCGCCGGTTGATTCGAGTCGCGTCCCGTTGGGGGAGCGGCTGGCATGGACCCCCGCGCAGGCCGCCCAGGTGTATTCGCTCGACTACCGGGGCCTGCTCCACGCGATCGACGCCGGCGACGTGGACACGTTCCGCCCGCCGAACCGCGACGGAATGCCCGTCAGGCTGAAGGTCAGCAAAGCCGCCATGGACAGGTGGATCAAGGAAATGGAGGAATAGATGAGCAGCAGTGCGAAGCAACAGGAAACCCGACGCCGGAGACTCCAGCTCACCGCGCGTGAACGCCTCGCCACCGAGGAAGCCCAGCGAATCAAGCTGCTCTTGCAGCAGATTCGCGACGGCAGCAATGAAATCCACTCGATTTTTCCCGAGTGGGCGCGGAAGACCATTCTCGCGTTCTCCGAAGTGCAGGGCACCAAGGGCCTCGTCAGCAGGCTCGACCATGACGGCGAATACGGCGACTGGGAACGGTTCATGGCGATTCTTGACCGGCTCGAAGAGAAAGGCGAATGGCGATGAGCCGCAAGGAGAAGATTCTCGCGGCGCTCTGGCTGCTCGCATTCTCCGCCAGCATCGTCGCCGCCATCTGGGCAGGCATGTGGCTGACTGCCGGACTGCTGCGCGACGGAGCATTCAGCATCCTCCACTTCATCGTATTGGCCGTCTCATTGCCGCTCGCCGTGATCCTCGGCAGGCCGCTGGGAGGTGACGAATGAACGTGTTCGAACTCTCGGTGCCTGGCGACCCCTTGTCCAAGGCGCGTCCCCGCGTCTACAACGGGCACGGCATCACCGACCGGCGCACCAGGAACGCCGAGAACCGCGTGTACTCGGAGTTCCGCCGCAAGTACGGCGACATGGAACCCATCAAGGGGCCGGTGCGCATCCGTCTCAAGTTCTGGATGGCGTCACGCCATCCACGTGACTGGGACAACCTCGCCAAACTGGCCACCGACGCATTGAACGGCGTCGCCTACCAGGATGACGTGCAGATCGTCGAAGCGCAGGTGTCGAAGGTGCTTCCCGACCGGAGGGTGCCCGGCTCCAAACCGGGCACCATGCGCAACCGCAAGACCGGCGACCCGCTGCTGTTCATGGGCGAACCCTATGAGCCGCACACCGAAATCCACATCAGCGAAATCATCAACCCAACCAACTGAAAGGACAATCCAATGAACCACACCGACTACATCACCCAAGCGTTGATCGAAGACGAGAACATGCCCGCCGACCTCGCGGCCCTCTACCCGTCGGCCTCGAAGATCGCCGACGCCGCCAGCACGTTCATCGACAAAGCGGATCAGACCATCGCAAAGAAGAACCTCGCCGGCCAGAAGGCGGAGATCGTCGCCAAATGCATCGACATCTGCCAGCACGTCGTCAAGGAAAGCGCGACCATCAGCCGCCTGCTGCGCAATCCAGCCGGCAGCATGCAACGGCTCCGGGAGACCAGGAAACCCGAGGAACCGGTCCAGCCGGACACGGACGAGATAATCGCCGAAGTGGTCGACGAGATCGAAGCCGCGCACAACGCGGACGAAACCAACGAGAACGGAGAAGACTAATGAGCGCCAACACCATCGAAGCCACCAACGACATCCAGACGCTACGGCATCTCGCCGCCGAACCGTCCACGGGCGAACTCGCGCAGCAGCGTGAAGAGGCGCTCGCCGACCAGCGCGAAGCGCTGCTCATCAGACAGGCCCAGCGCATCAGCGAACTCGATGAACGGATTCTCGTGCTCACCCAGGAACGCGACGAGTTGAAGGCGCGGATCCTCGAACAGCATCCACAGCCCGGCACCTATCCGGCCGGCGAACTGAAGGTGCTGGTGAAGCAGGGACGGCGAGGACTCGACGGCAAGGCGTTCACGGCCGCGTTCCCGCCGGCGGAGAACCCGCGCCTCTACGAGCTGAAACCCAAGAGCCTGACCAACGTCGCCAAGCTCGTCGGCGAACTCGCCGTCGAACGGTTCACCACCCGTTCGAAACCGTCGGTGGTGGTCGAATGAACGCCGAACGCATCGCCCGGATCATCGGCGAGACCATAGACGACCACGACGTGGCACCGGAATGCTGCGACGCCTTGTTCATGCTCGACTCCGAACAACTATTAGACATTTGCGACGATGCTGCGAACCGAATCGTCAAAGACCATCGTGAAAGGAAGGCGAGGAAACATGGCCAACATAGATGACGTGCTCGCCGTCGCCCAGGCGCAGGCCGGCGTTTCATTCGCCGAACCGCCGGAACCGCCGGCGACAAGCGTGGACACCTACGAGGAGCCGCGCCTGTGGGCGGAGATCCGCATGATGATCGAAACCGGCATCCGCGACCAGCCGAGGGAGAAACAGGCGGAGATAGGCCCGTCCGAATTGGGCTCCGACTGCCTGCACTGCCTAGCCGCCAAGCTCGCCGGATGGCCCCAATCGCGTAAAACGTCATGGCTGGCGTTCATCGGCCCCCGCGTCCCCCAGCACCGCGGTATTGAATTCCGCAACCTCGGCCTACGCGAGGACCACGAGTGCCCCGACGGGCAGACAGCACCACGTTTCGAGACGGAGATGCGCGTCAAGGTGGGCACGCTCTCCGGCATCTACGGGACGAGCGAACTGCACGGCAGCATCGACCTGTACGACCGTAAAACGCACAGCACGGTGGATTGGAAGATCACCGGCGACACCACCATGAGAGCGGCGAAGGCCAACGGTCCAAGCCAGCAATACCGCGTGCAAGCCAGCCTCTACGGCATCGGCCTGGAGAACGCGGGCGAGAAATGCGAACGCAACTGCATCTTCATGCTGCCCAGGAACAAAACCAGCCTCAACGACGCCTATGCGTGGGAGGTTCCGTTCGACCCGAAACCCGGCCGGTGGGCCATGAGCCGCGCCCAACTGCTCATCAATCTGATGGACTGCATCGAACTCGCCGACGGGCCGGAAGTACGCGACGCATGGATACATTCACTGCCCACGAGCCCATCGCATTGCTTCCAATGCGGCAGCTGGCCAGACGACCAGTTCGGGGAACTCTCCGAACTGAACGCCTCAATGTACCCGGACGTACCCGCCAAGTGGGAAACGCTCAAACAACTGATCCAACCAACCCATCAACCCGACAACAAGTAGAAAGAGACAACTAATCATGTATGGACAGCAGATGAACCAGTACGGCTACCAGCCGCAAGGATACCCGCAGCAAGGCTACGACCAGCAGGCCGCTCCCCGGCAGCCGCACATGAACGCAAGCCAGATGCTCGACCAGATCGACAGCCAGACCAGCAAGAGCGTGAAGTTCCAACAGCCCGGAGACACGGTCAGCGGCATCATCGAATCCGTCACCGCCGGCCAGGTGCACGTCTACGACAGCATCAACCAGCGGCCCACCAACCAGCCCGACTACTGGCAGGACGGCAGCCCCAAGGTGCAGGTCATCGTCACCATCGACACCGGCACGCGCGACCCCAGCGTGGAGGACGACGACGGACGGCGCAGCGTCTACATCAAGGGCTGGGGCCTGCAGAAGCGCGCGTGGCTGAACGCCGTCCGCGCCGCAGGCCTGCGCAAATCCAGCGACGTGAAGCCAGGCGACCGGTTCACGGCCACATTCACCGGATACGACCCGAACTCGAAGAACCCGAACAACCCCGCCAAGATGTTCGAATACACGATCGAACACCAGAGCGCCGTCGACCAGGCCATGCAACCGCAGCAGCCCATGCCGCAGCCCGCCTACGGGATGCCGGCGCCGCAGCCGACGCCAGTCATGCCCGCGCAACCCGTGCCGACAGCCACGCAGTCCGTTACTCCGCAGCAGACGACGCAGATTCTCCAGTTGAAGGCCGTCGGCAAGACCCCGCAGGACATCGCAGGCATGATGGGCCTCACCCTCGAACAGGTGCTCGCCGTCGGGCAATCGTCGCAGCAGGGCGGCCAACAGCCGGAACCGGAGTTCTGACGGCGAATGTCGTGTAACCATGCGTAACCCGGTTACGCAAAAAATGACTGAAAACCGGTTACGTATGGTTACGTAACCGGCGACACAGCGCCGAGGGTTACACATGGTTACACAGGCGGTTACGCAAAAAACGTTGGAACTCCGCCAAAAAGAAATAAGTTACTAAAAATCTTTTATTACTCCCTCCATCAAAAGTCTTGAAAGGTGGTGGAGGGGTTATTCGTAACCACCAATACAAGCATGGAAGGAAAGACGATGGCTGGTAAGTACGACAACTACGCGCCGATCCCCGTCGAGGATCTGCCAGCGAAATACGCCGGCGTCTTCAAACTGCTCGACTTGACGTTCATGCCGCCGAACGACTTCGACCGCGTCATGACCATCACCGGCCAATCGCTCCAACTCGTGACCGACGGAGACGACGACAACCGGAGAAGCCGTCAACTCGTCATGCACGCCGGATACCAGAAAGCCATATGGGAACTACGCGAAGGCCACCTCCGCTACTGCCCGTCCCAGCGCAGGCTCTGGCGTCGCGACCCGGATGTGGAAGATCATGCCGGTGATCGTCGGCTGCTCAACAGCTGGCATCCGATCAAAAGCATCGAGGACGAATACCACATCGGCAACAGCGCCAACGACCGCAACCGCAACTATTCGATGAGCGCCACCATCATGCGCGAGGCAAAGCGTTCGCAATGGTTCCAACAGGTCGAACGCGGCGTGCGCATCGACCCGTGCGTATGGTACCGGCAGAACGGGCGAGTCATCTGCGTGCGAGGTGACACCGACATGGCCGTGACCCAGACATTCGACCCGAAGGGCATGAGCGACCAGGCCATCGAACAGGCGGTCAGCATCTGCAAGTGGCTGACCGTGGACGACAAGTCGTGCGCGAACCTGCTGCGCATGTTCGCCACGCCTTGGCTCGAACCATTCAAGCAGCTGAGCTTCGTGCTGTCCGGCCATGGCGGTGACGGCAAGACGCTGCTCATGGTCAACGCCGTTCAATCCGTTCTGGGCGAGCGCAAATCATATCCGGCGTTCAGCGCGGCGAGATACTGCGAGAAAGGCTTCGGACTGGCCTCTGAATCGATGAACGACGTGATGGCCGGCATGGCGTTCGCTTACGACGACGAATCAGCCGAAGTGACCGAAGCCATGCTGCCAGCGTTGCGCTCGCTGTCGACCGGCGCGACGGTGAACGCCCGCGTGGTGGGCGGCAAGTATTATTCGATGACGCCGACGGCGACCATCGTGATTCTGACCAACATGCCGTTCGCCGATTCCAGCGAGCCATCGGACAAACGCAGGTTCGTCAAGGTCGAGATGCATCGCTCGGACGGGCGCAGCTTCGACGAATATCACGCCATCGAACTGTTCATCCGCGAACACCCGGCAGCGCTCTACGCTGCGTCATGCCGCCTGTGGGAGCAGGGAGACGAACCGGAGACGGTGAATCTCAGCCCGGCGCGCGCCATCAGCGACGAGATGTATTGGCTTATCACCGAGATTCTGGCCAACGAGGAAAAGTACGGGCAGCTCATCGCCTCGCGCGACGCCTACCGCGATGAATTCCACAAAGCCGTTCCCTCGGAAACAATGGCGCTGCTTGGCCTCGTCAACGGAACAACCCGGGCATTGGGCAAGCAGAAGCGTGTTGTTCGCGTCCAGGACGAGTCACGGTTCGACGTGTACCGTCAGGCCGTCAAGGCGGAGGAAGGCGACGATGGCTCGCCGGTAACCCCCGAGCCTCCGTTGCCGTTGGAGCTCGACTCGCAGCTACCGCCCTCGCTGTTCGGTTTCGAGTGTGATTACGTGCCTGCGAACGCGGATAAGTCGGCGTTCAACTGGAAGAAGCTCGCGCTCGACCCCAATGTGGACACCAGTCAGGTGCCCGCCGGCGCGAAGGCGTATGCGGTGGTTCCCGCGCCGGGATTCATGGTCATCGACATGGACATGAGCAAGACCCATGGCGACGACGGGTGGACCGTACTCAACCGAAGCGTCGGCAGGTACGACACTCCGGCGTTCCCGTCGACCTATCTCGTGCGCACTCCTTCCGGAGGACTCCACGCCTACTACCGGCTGCCCGAGGCGTTGCATGGCAGGGTGAAGAACGCCGTCCACCTGAAGACCGGAGAATACCCCGACGGCATTCCCGTGGACTTGCGCGTGGAACGCAAGGGATACGTCATCGGGGCGGGAAGCACCGTGAACGAGGGCGACTACCGCGTATGCGACCTGCCCGGCGACGATGGCATACCCGAGGCCAGCGCCCAGATCTGCCGGTGGCTCGAATCCATCGGCAGCATCGAAAACACCACGCCCGGTCTGTCGGCGTCCGTGCCTCGCAGACAGCTGCCCGCTGCGGCCGGCACAACCGGCCTGGACATCGATCGGGTCATGGCCGACGAGCCGCCCGTCAGACGCCGATCTGGCAGGCCGGACATGACGCCCGTGCCCGAGGGGCAGCGCAACCAGACGCTGCACGACTGGGCCTACGGGCGAGCCGTCAACCATCCGGAAAACCTGCGGCAAATCGAAGCCGACCTATACGAGCGCGGCCATGCCAGCGGCCTGAAGGACAACGAACTGGCGACGATCTGGAAATCAATCACACGACAACTCGGAGACTCCAATGCATAAGGGAATTCGTGCCCGCGAGCGCAAGCCGCCGTGGCTCAGGCTCTTGGCCCCGGATGGCAACATCGCCCAATTGGAGGCGGCCGTCTGCGGGACGTGCGGCAGGTGGGTGCTCAGGTGCAGGCAGGGCGTGTGGGAGGCGTGGGATCCGGGCGTGATCCAGGGCGATGATCTGACGGTGGCCATCATCCTTGGCGTCAGGCTCACGAGGCTCAAGACAGTGTACGGCATGTGTGGGCCGACGCTCATCGATGTGTTCGGCGAGCGTGGCATTAGGTCTGATGGCCAATATTTGGCCGAGCATCGGTGCGGGTTCGCGCCCATCAGCCTCACGCCCTACAAGCCTGCGGCGAAAGCCCGTCAACCGGGCAAGCCGTGGGCCTCGGGAATCAAGTTGACGGAAGAGGATGTCCGCGAGTTCGAGCGGATATGGAACATGCCAGTGAAGGAGTTGAAATGCCTAACGCGATCCAAAGTGAATTGATCCTCAAGTGGCACGGGCGGGGCAGCAAGGCCGGTGAGATCGCCGACCTGTTGAAACTGCCGGAGGCGCTGGTGCAGTCGGTCATCGACCATCCGGTGCAGGGCAAGGACAGATTCAAGGTGCGGTTCGTCGAACAGCCAAACTCTCGACGGACTGTGACGATGGCAGGACGTGATGGACGAAAGGATGAGAGTATGCCTGGGAGGAACTTCCACAACGGCTTTCGGCGCGAAACGGTGGACATCGACGACCCGGAGGTGCGCGCCTTCATCGAACACTGCCGGGCCGGAGACGTGTCGAACGAGGAGACATCCGAGCGTCGCGGTTTCCGCGAGAAGCGAACGGAGACTCCGGAGCGGGAGCCGTGTGGAAAATGAAAGCCACCCGGCCGGACGGGGCCGAATGGCGTTCGCATGGGGATGCGGATGCTCATGTTAGTCCGGCCGAAAGGGGCGCGTCAAATTGGAATGCCAGCACTGCCACCACACTTATCAGGACGAGACGCACCCGTTGTGTCCGGCCTGCGACCTCACGCTGACGCTCGACCCGCTCAGACTGTGCGTGTGGCTCGACCCATTGCATGCGTCGCTGGACGCGACCGTGCATCCCGGAGGCCACCAGCCCACGCGCGTCAACCTGCCGAACGCGCCCACGCCGATCCGGCTCGACGTACTCGACCTGCTCGACACGATCGACGCCACGGCACGCGCCATGTGGCGACGCCTCGAAGGCGTGGACGCGCTCGACTGGCGTCGTGACGCGCCCGACGCCACAAGCCTCCGACGATTGCTGATGGACATCTCCGGCCATCCGCGCCTGACACTGCTGGCGGACGCGGGCATGTGGCTCGACAGCCTCGACCGATTGTGCGCGCTCACGCTCGCGATCATCGACATTCCCGACCGGCCCAAGCCCATCGGCCATTGCCCCAACCCATTGTGCGGAGTACAGCTCAACGCCATCGACGGACAGGGCAAGGTCACATGCCCCGTGTGCGGCGGCGAATGGCATGTGGCCGACGTGCGCCTCACATTGCTCGAAAGCCTGGCCGGCAGCGAGCGCCTGCTGACGCTCACCGAGTGCGCGCGACTATTGGGCGAGTGCGGATACCATGTGACCCGCAAGCAATTGCAGCACCGGCGAGACCGGGGCCTGTTGACGTCGCAGACCAATGATTCCAAGGGGCGGCAGCTGTTCCGCGTGCGTGACGTGATGGCGACACTCCCGGCCCGATTTGACGCGGCCCCGGGTTGGGGTCGATAATTGTCAGTGGATTAGAGGGTCCGAAACCGGAAGGTGATGGTTTCGGACCCTCATCCATACCCGGGATAGTTGGCGGAGCGGACATGAGCAGCAGACCCAACAAGCGCAGAGCCAACGGATGGCGGCGCAGCCAGCTCATCGCCCGGCACAGGGCCATGGGCCGCGACTGCCAACTATGCTTCAGACCAATCGACTACACGCTCGACTCCGGGCCATGGCGGTTCGTGGTCGACGAGATCACACCGGTCGCCCTGGGCGGCGACCCACTGAGCTGGGCCAACACCGAACCCGCGCACGCATGGTGCAACCGCGTCAAGGGCACGCACACGCGCGCATGGGCCATCCAACGAATCGCGCAACTACTCGACACCGGCACGCCAGCGGCCGACAACACCATCCCCACGTTCGACACGTCAGAATGGTGACACCACACTAGGGGGGTATACCCCGGTCGGGGCGTCAAGGCCTCCTCGTGTGCAGGGCCGATTTCCCTCCCCGGTGTTTTCCTTTCGTCCGCACCGTGTATCCGAGCAGGAGGAGGCGTCATGGTTTCGAGGGCCTGTCTGCGTTGCGGCAAGGTATTGGGCAAAAACGTCGGTGGCAGAAGGAAATACTGTTCCGATAACTGCCGCAAGCGTGCGGCCGACCAGCGTCGCCGCCATCCCGGAGGGACAAAGCCCGTATCGTCCGTGCGTGCGTCATCGTCCGCGCCCGTATCCGGGTGCGATTACGCCGACCTGCTGCGCATCAGCCTCACGGCGCTCAAACGGGCCGTGGAGGATGACGGCACCCCGGCGAACGCGGTGGCCCCATTGACCAAGCAGCTGCTCGCGGTCGGCAAGGAGATCACGGACTTGGAGAACCGTCCCGTCGACCCGCTCGAGGAAGGGGTGAACGTCAGTGGCGCAGCCGACGAGCCCTTCGACCCCGAAACTCTCTGAAATAGCCCGTCACCTGAGCATCCCCACCGGCATCGAGACCACCGGCTTCGGTCGTGTGCGCACCGTCGCCGGACGGCTCGGCATCCGTTTCGACCGGTGGCAGGACGATTTGTGTCGGCTGATGCTCGCCAAACGCGCCGACGGAGAATACGCCGCGTCGGCCGGCGGCGTGGCCATGAGCCTGTGCCGTCAGGTCGGCAAGACGTTCACCGTGGGCACCAACGCCGCGATCATGTGCCTGCTGCAACCGGACTTCACCGTGTTGTGGACCGCGCACCGCACGCGCACCAGCGCGGAAACGTTCAAAAGCATGCAAGCCATCGTCCGCCAGCCCGGCCTGACCCGCCACGTCAAGGCGATACGCCGCGCCAACGGGCAGGAAAGCATCGAGTTCGCCAACGGGTCGCGCATCCTGTTCGGCGCGCGCGAGCAAGGCTTCGGACGCGGCTTCGCCGGCATCGACATGGAGATCTTCGACGAAGCGCAGATCCTGACCGAGAAGGCCCTCGACGACATGGTGCCCGCCACCAACGCCGCGAAGAACCCGCTCATCGTGTTCATGGGCACTCCACCGCGCCCCAACGATCCCGGCGACGTGTTCAAACTCAAACGCTCCCAAGGCCTCGCCAACGAGGACGGCATGACGTACGTGGAGTTCAGCGCCGACAGGGACGCCGACCCGCACGACCGCAACCAATGGGCCAAAGCCAACCCCAGCTACCCCACGCGCACCAAACCCGCCGCGATGCTGCGCATGCTCAAGAATCTCGGTGAAGACAGCTTCCGGCGCGAAGCGTTGGGCATCTGGGACGAGACCACGGATCGCAGGGCCATCGACCCCGACCAGTGGCAGCAGGCCGAAACCGGGGAACGCCGGCCCGGCGGATGGGTCGCGTTCGGCGTGGACATGCCACCCGACCGAAGCCGCCTCGCCATCGGCGCATGCATGGCCTACCCGGACGGCACCGCGCACATCGAACTCGCCCAACTCAAGAACACCCACACGCACGGCACCGGTTGGGCGGTGGAATGGCTCGCCCAACGATGGCCCAAAACATCGGCCATCGTCATCGACGCGCAAAGCCCCGCCACCGTGCTCATCCCCGACCTGAAGAAACACGGCGCCAACGTCACCGTCACCGGCCCCACCGACATGGGCCGCGCCGCAGGACGCTTCCTCGACATGCTGCGCGACCGTACCCTCACCCACCTGCGGCAAGCGCCGCTCGACGCCGCAGCCGACGCCGCCATCACCCGCCCCATCGGCCACGAAGGCGCGTTCGGCTGGAACAAACTCGGCACCGACACCGACATCAGCCCGCTCGTCGCCGTCACCCTCGCCCTGCACGGCGCGAAAACCAGCAGCCGCCGGCCGACCGGCAAACCGCAAAGGATCATCCGATTGAAATGACCAGCTTCCCCACCACCATCGCAGGCCTGACCAACGGCCAGCAAGCCACCTACCGGCGGCTCCTGCGCCGACTGTTGGCCAAACGCTCCAGAAACCGCACCCGCACCCGCTACTACGAAGGCAAGAACGAGCTCAAAGACCTCGGCTACGCGCTGCCGCCCATCGCCAAGGACATCGAAATGGTCGTCGGCTGGCCCGCCAAAGCCGTCGAAGCGCTCGCCAACCGCGTCGTGCTCGACGGGGTGACCACGCGCGACGGGTCCGAACTGTCCCGCACGGTCAGCGACCTGATGGACGCGAACGATCTGGCGCAGACGGCGGAGAACGCGCACACCGACGCGCTCGTGCACTCGTGCAGCTTCGTGGCCGCGTTCCGAGGCGACACCACGATGGGCGAGCCAGAGGCCATCATCCAGGAGTTCCCCGCCGACTGCGCGACAGGCTCGTGGGATCCGCGCATGCACGCGTTGGGCGAGGCGCTCCTGTTCGACGTGTCGCACGACGACGGGCGCAACGGCAAAGTGCGCTGCGGATACCTCATGTCGGACGGCATGATCGTCACGTTCGCCGGCGACGGCACCCGTTTCTCCAAGCAGACCGAAGCCCCGTACGACGGGCGCATCCCTTGCGAACTGCTCGCCTACCGTCCCGACTCGAAACGCCCGTTCGGCCGTTCGCGCATCAACCGCACCGTGATGAGCCTGACCGACTCCGCCGTCCGCACGTTCCTGCGCTCCGAACTGCAGGCGGAACTCTACAGCGTGCCGCCGCGCTACTTCCTCGGCGTGACCGAGGACATGTTCACCGACGAGGACGGCGAATCGATACCCATGTGGAGGATCGCGCTCGACAAGGTGCTCGCCATCCCGCGCGACGAAACCACGGGCAGCGTACCCGAGGTGGGCCAGTTCCAGCAGTACAGCTTCGAACCGCACGTGACCCAGTTGCGCAACACCGCGACCATGTTCGCGGCGGCGACGAGCCTGCCGCCCGACGCGATGGGCGTGCTCACGTCCAACCCGTCCAGCGCGGAGGCGATAGACAAGGCAGTCAAGGAACTGTGCCTCGACGCGGAATCATGCCAACGCCGCTTCGGCCCCGCATGGGAACGGATCATCGACCGCGCCCAGAAATACGCCGGGAGCGACGGCATGGCCACGGTGAGGGTCAGCGCCCAATGGCGCAACCCAGCCACCCCGTCGCGCGCCGCCGCCGCCGACGCGGCCGTGAAACTCGTGCAGGCGGGCATCCTGCCCGCCGACAGCGAAGTCACCTGGGACATGCTCGATCTGTCCGACCGGCAACGCCAGACGTTGCGCCGCGAAGCCCAGAAAGCACGCGCCCAAGCGCGAATCGACCAGTTGAGGATCCGAACCGGACAAATCGAGGAGGCGAAGGATGGAACCGAACAACCTGAACCTTCCGCCGGAACGACGCCAACGTCTGGAACGGCTGCTCGACCAAGCGTATGAGGATTACATCGATGATCTGGAGAACCTGACCGACGCGGCCACCGACGAAATCGAAACCGCCTACCGGCGCGACCCGCTCTCCCTCAAGGACACGGTGCGCGACTACACCGATCAGGCCAGCCAACTGGCGAACGACTACTACGACACCGTACGCCAACTCTGGCAGGAGGAAGCCGGCGTCGAATTCACCGACTTCGACCACACCGACCTCATCGATTCCGACCGCGTGCTCTGGCAGCAGCAGGGCGGCTACTCCAACACCGACTACAACGGTTTGACCTACACGCAGGTCAAGAACGGGCAATCCCGGTCAGGCGCCACCATCGACGACCTGTGGCCCGCGTTGGACACCGTGGATGACTGGCAGCAGTTCATCGCCGACATGATATCCACCAGCACGCGCCTGACCCAACAGCGCAACATGCGAGCCGACCCCACGAAGCCACGTTGGGCGCGCGTGCCGCGCGGCAAGACGTGCGCGTTCTGCACCATGCTCGCCTCACGCGGCTTCGCCTACCTGAGCGAGGACACCGCAGGACGGCAGATGCAATACCACGCCGACTGCGACTGCCAGATCATCCCCAACTGGGGCAAGCAGGCGCTCGCCGGATACGACCCCGACAAGCTGTACGGCATGTGGAAGGAAGGCGTGGACGCAGCCGGAGACGGCGACTGGCGCGAAGCCCTCAGACAGATGCGCCGCCTGCACCCCGAACAACTCAAAGACGGCGTCCATGAAACGAGCGGGCCATGGCCGAAGGATGTCATATACCCATATGCCGGCGTATGGGAGCATGTGTTCGACGGTCATGGCCCCGGCACCCGCATCGAAGGAAAGACCCATTTCCCAGACGATTGGAGCGCTGAAAAGGTCAAATGGGCGGTAATGGAGGCTGTTGCCGCGCCGGATTACGTCAAAACGGCCGGAGCCAACCGCGAGAACCGGTATAAAATGGTTGACGACGTACTGATCCGCGTCTGGCTGCAGAAAAAACGCGGCAATGACCAACGGTTCCGCATCCACACTGGGCATCCGACGACGCAGCAGGAAAGGGAGAGGCTATGGCCACTGATCAGCAGGCAGCTGAAGCCTACCGACGGCTGAGGGAACACTGCGCATCGCTTCCCGCTGACAGGCTGCAATCGCTCGATGACGGTCTGGACGCCGGAGAGCCATACCTCGCATTGAGCTGGCTCATCGCCGATGTACTGGAAAACCACATCGACGTGCCTCGCGAAACGCTGCTGTCGGCATACGCGCTGCTCGACGACGCGGACAAGGAAGAATATGCCGACATGCTCGGCTGAGCCTCCGCCGTCATCATCAGGCCATCACGATTTTCGTGGTGGCTTTTCTTATACCGATTCTTGGTGGATTGCCGGAGCAGCCGAACGGACCCGACTGTAAATCGGGCGCACAATGTTGCCGCGCAGGTGCGAATCCTGCATCCATCACTTTCGCGGACCCCGCACGCCGCGTCGCCAACCGTGCGCAAGCCAACAGAAAGAGAACCATCATGTTCAAGTTCAGCAACCGCAACCGCATGCTCCTGCATCGCCTGCGTTTCATCGAAGGCGTCGGAGGCGAAGGATCCGGCTCCGGTCTGCCCGGCACCGCCGGCAACGGCGGGACAAACCAACGGGGACCCGACACCCTC